AATTCAATTTTAACAATTACTTTATCAGCAGCAAATCACGCCGACGGTGGAGTGGCTCTTGTTATTCCCCCTGGAGTGTTAGCAAGTAAAAAGACTGTAATATTTGTAAATTCAACAACAAATGCAGCAACAGCGACTTGCGCTGTATCTTTTGCAGGAAATACTCAATCAGATCTTGAGGCATTTTTGAATGCTTTATTTTCGACTCCATTTTCTGAACCTCAAGATGGTAATCAATATGAAATGGTAGTAATAAATCAAATGGCGGCAGGAGGTCCATCTATAAACATATCACTTGGACCGGGTGGGGGTGGCTTGGCTGTTGCAGATTACACGGCTGGTTCAATTGCTAAGTTTATTTTTACAGCGATTCAAACTAGTAGTGCTACTCCAACTATGACTATGATTCCTCTTGGACCTTATGGTGGTATTGGTTCTGCAAATTGGGTATCTGCCTTCGTTTACGGTTCTATTACTACTGCACTAACATCAGGTCCTTGGGATGCTTCCACAGGTTCTAGAATTCCTGCTGGATCGCTTGTTGGGAGTTTTAATTATTATTCACCATTACAGGTGATGATATTTGCAAATGCATTGGGCACAGCACAATCTGCAGATGGACCTTTACCGACAATTACTGATATTTTGAATCAATTTTCTAATGTACAAGTTGGAATTCCAGTTATAGTAAAAATGATTTGCACTGTTAAAACTGGTATTTTTACATGGACAACTTATACTGATGCTGGTACTACTGGTACTGTTAGTATTAATGATCAACTAATTACGACTGGCCCGGCTGCCACTTCGCCTGCCGGCCAACCAGCAAATACTGTTTATGAATTACAATTAGTTATAGTTCCTGCAGGAACAAAAGCAACAAGTTGGAGTGGTTCAGACATGGTAATTGGGTGGGTACCTCTGAGTCATAATGTTCCATAAATAATAAAAAGTTATTATATATTATTATATATATAATAAATGAGTTGTGGAGGAACAAGTTCAGATAATTATTTTCCGTTTGCACATGTAATTCCTGGAGGAACCAAATGTATAGTAACGCCATATATGGATGGATACGTAATGTCTCCTAATATTAAACCATTATATCCTAGTATTCGTAGTAATAACGAAGATGTAAAAGAAAATTATAATGCAGGGCCACCATCGTTGCAAGGATCTGTATATCCGTGGAGTACTGGTAGTTGTGGGTGTCCTTGTAGACCTTGGCCTAAAGTAGGGGTTTTATAATAAGTAAGTTTAAAAAATTATAATAAATAGAATAAATATGACGACAAAGATATATGCTGTTCTATATATTCATATGGATAAATCAGATTACAGTGAAATATTGGGAATATTTAGGGATCGCGAGAAAGCGATAGATGAATTATTGGAGAGGGCTAATTATAGAGAAAAAGATGGTAAATTGACTCAGTATATGAAGCCTACGGATGAGTATGTGTCATTTAGTGATTTACGAGATAAGGTATCATCAGATGGTGAATTATGTGATGTTGATATTTATCGTATTAGTGAGCATATATTAGTATAGAATTTAATACTGAGTAGTATTAAATACTTGTAACTTTCCTTATAAATAAGTAGTTAAGTAATTAATAATAAAATATTAATCTTTAAACAATATTAAGATGCTGCATTAATTGCGCCTGGTTGGGCTAGATAAGAACTAGCGGAAAGAAGGCTAGGACCTTGTTCGGCGCCGAACATTGAACCGACAACGGCTTCACCGGGACCACCTGGCATGGCTACGGAATTTTGCGATGCCATGACAGCTGAGAAAGGTGCGAGTCCCTGTTGGGCGGCGGCGTAGTTTGCACCAAAAGTGGCGTCACCGGTGAAACCAGTGCTGTATGGTACTCCCTGGGAAGCATGATTTGCACCGAGATTGTTTCCACCTTGACCTGCGGAAATCATAGCGGTAGTGGCGGTAGAGGTAGAGAGGCCGCCAGTTGGCATAGTGGTACCAGCACCCAATACTGCTAGGGCGCCAGGATTGAGAACATTTGATACATCAAATGATCTGCTAGGTCTAAACATATCACTACAATTTGGTGTAATTGCTAAATCTCCACGTATGTGGTCACCTTGGCCGATACCGCGTTTGTTAGGTAGAGATACCATTAGTCTATCGAGCATAACAACGCTTGCCGCACTGTCTGCTCCAGTGGCGGTTGCTAATGAACTCATTGTTTGAGCGGGTAGATTGAGTTGTATGTTTCCTCCAGCAGATACGTTAGATTCGTTGGTTAATCCGCAACCATTTGCGATTGTGGAGGGACCACCGGCTGCTTGCCAGTTTTGAGCTCCGGCTCTATAATTAGCCATCATAGTTGATGGTGGGTTGGCCATGTAAGGTCCACAGTGTGGAATATTAGAACATCCTTTATCTCCATGGCCATAGTTTTCACGTATTTGTCTTCTCCTGAAATTTTCTCTAATTGATGGTTCGTAATTCTCTTGTGCCATTCTGCTTAGAATAATTGGTTCACATGATTTCGCGGCCATGTTGGCTGAGCTAGGTGGACTGTATTTAATTTGGGCTGGTAAATTTAGGTTCATAATTCTAGGACTAGTGAGGGATTGGAGGTTAACAGGTGTTTGGAAAAAAGTGGTGCCATTATTAGTAGATAATTCTGTTTGAATTTTTTGTCTAAAGGGCATTCCCGTAAGACCGGCATAGTTTTCACGAATGTCTTTTTTCTTTTCAAAGTTACATATGGCAGCTACTCCGACGACCATAGCAACTAAAGTGCAGATAAATTTACTGTCAATCATGTTTATTTATAATCACCAAAGAAAAAAATTAATTAAAATTATTAGTTGGCAAGATTAATAATATCTGTGTATGTCGTAATATAATTTTCTTTCAGATAACAGTTTGTAGGTATGTTATTAAGTGTGTCGATATTTTGTGAGAATATAATATTGGTTAAATAGTTGAATGTTTTTGGGTTAGCTATATTATTTTTCATATATATACTGTTTGAGTTGAGTAGAACTTCAAAGTTTTTGATATAGTATTTTTTGTCAGTTTCTGATAGTTTATAGTGGGTGTTATTGCATAATACCATTTCGATAATTTCTTTGTAGTCTGATATATCTTGTTGAGTTGGGTCTAATTCGGAAGATAAATACTGTTTGACTTCATTTGTGGATAGGAAAGTTTCTTCTGTGTAGGGTGATTTTAGCAGGTATTTTCCGGTGTTATTTTCTTGATTATATTCTACGTTTTCTTTGGACATTTCGTCTATTTTTGGTTGGTATATTTTTTTGATAAATCTCATTGTATTGAGGAATTGTTTCTTGTATTCGTCTTGTGGTATGTTGTGTTTTGTTAGAAAGAATAGCATATTGTTCCATACGGATACTAGATTGGTTTCTAGGCTTTGAGCTACGTAGTAAATGAAGAAAAGGTTATCTGGTAATGGAAGAGAGCACTGTTTTAGACGTATAAAAACATTTTGGAAACTTTCTAGTTGTTCTTCGGTTGACTTTGATAGTATGTAGTCGAAAACTTGTCTACTATTTGATTTATCCATAACAGAATATTTGAGTTCGGTGATGTTGAATAGTATTGAGTTTTTAATTTTTGGGTAGTTCATTTTATATATGTAGTTGACTAGATCCATGGGGGTGAGTGATTCTAGTTCGTATTTATTGCTGTATATTAGGGTGCTAAACTTTCTGACTTTTTTCATGAAAGCGCGTAAGTCTTGGGCTTTTGAGAATGGTTGTTCACGATATGTGGATGAAGACATGAAATTTGCTAGGAATAATAGGTGGTGGAAATCTTGTTTATTTAATTGTTTTGTTACCGCTATTTGGTCAATGGTGGTTATTAGTAATGTGAGGATATCTTGTACAGTGCTAGTTTTGAACATGTTAACGAAGCCGTGATGGTGTTCGTTGTGTATAACGTGTGATTTTCCGAAATCTATAATAATGGGTATAACTCTTGTTTTGATTCGTATTATTTTATTGTATGAAATAACGTAGTCGAAAGTTTGTTCGACGGATATAAATTGTAGTATGATATTCCAGGGTGTTAAATCCCAATGTACTAGGGCGCATTTTTGTTGAGCTATTTCTATGGCGAGTGATATTTGAATTAGTATGAATAGGTATTCTTCGAAATTAAATTGATCACTTTGTATATATTCGTATAGTGTTGGTCCCTTGATATATTCATTAATGACACTAAAACTGGATGTTTGGGGTATACCACCCCCTTCGGTTTGGGGTATACCACCCCCTTCGGTTTGTGTTATACCCCCTTCGGTTTGGGTTTTTTCGTATAGGGCGAATGTGTATGTAAAGTTAGGGATATACTTGCATAGTTCATTGATAGAGTTAATACCGATATATGCTTCATGTATATGTTCTTTAATTTTCTGGGGGTCATTTGTGGTTTTAATGACTAGTGGAAGTCGGGCTACATTAAATCTGGAAATAATGCCTAATTTGTTTTTTCCTAATTGGACTGCTTTGGACAGGTATTGTTCTAAGTGGCCTGGTTTGGATATAATCATGTTGATAATCCATTGTACACCCTGTAGGAGGGCGAAGCATCTGCCAAAGTTGGGTATAATATGAATATCTGTGGTTGATTTAGATGTGGGTGGGTATGTATAATTTATGGATTTGTATTCCATGTTAATTTGAGTTTGTAAGGGGGTATTAATGTTATAGAGATAGGTACCTGTTTCCTTATGTATATCTACGAGTGTTTTTTGCATGTAGTCTAGTATTCCATTTTTTTGGATATATGTCTGGAAGAAGAGTTGTGCATTGGCGACGATTTGTTGGCATTTATCGTCGTTATTTCTACACCATTTAATTTGGTCTAGGAGGTTTGATAGGTCTGCTTTGATGGGTACGTAGTGGGTATACGGTATGAGCATATTTTTGTACCATATTCTCCATGTTGAATCTACTAGTAATATGACTGAGTGCATATTTAGTTCTAGGGATAGTCTAAATGCGGCGACATGTCCATCGACATTAATAATATATTTATAGTTAGATTGTTCTTGGGGGGTTAGATGTTTGGCTAAACTGAATGGTGTACGTGGACTAATTTCTATGGTTTGTAGATATTTTTGTCCTTGTAGTTTTCTGGGGCGTAAATTCCATTTAGTTATTCCTGCGTCTAGGTATGGTACACCATTTTCGTCGGGAGGTGTTATATGAGATAAGTTAGCTAATTTGAGTCGGGTATTTGTATCTATAGTAACTCCACATCCGGTGCTTGCGCCTCTGAACACTGCGATTGGTTTTTTGGATGCCCAGTCTTTGTTGAAATCTGCATTGTAATTAGTTTTACAGGAGTCTGGGAACCATATACTGTGTGGGATTTGTACTCTGGCCCAATCTTCATATGTGGGCATGGGTACATCTGCAAATTTATCGCTTGTAACCATAGATAATATTGGTATATATTTGGGATATTCATGGGATACTAATGGGAAGTTTTCACTATCCCAAATATGATTATATGGTTCCGATCCGTCAGTAGTAAGTATGGGGAAATCTCTCCGATTGATAAAGAACTCAATATCTGGTACATTTCTTTGGGCACATAGTTCTTCTAGCATATTTTTGACAGTTCCAACATTTGAATCTCCCTCATTGGTAGCCAATGTATTGTGGGGGGTGCGTATTAATTCGTATCTTACTAAACAGTTATTAGCGAACCATTCGTTGATATTTCTATTAACTTGTTTAGGGCGAAATGAGTATCCCTGTAGGTTGCTTATATGTTCTAGAAAGTCATTTAGATTTCCGTACTTTGGGTCTATATGTATTCTATCGCTCCATTCATTGATAAAATTTGAATTAGAGAACGGTAGGAATACAACAAGTTTATTGTTAAGTATTTTAACAAAAATACCCTTTTTGAACTTATAAAAAATATACCTAAATGTATTAATAACAGCATTAGCTTCTACATTTTTGTATTTATGCCATTGCATAAATGGTTGTTCTACAAAAATGTTATTATCTAAATTGATATCAGGGGTACAAACATTGCCATTCTCTTCGTCTCTATATGCTTGGAACTGTTCCTCGTCCCCAGCTGTGAAGTTATTTTGTGTAAAATGTTTATATCTAGGGTTAGTATTGATTTCGTTCTTTGAATTTTTGAGACATTCTTCTTGGGAGTTGAAGAAATCTGGTTTATGTTGGAAACTTGATGTTGTTGTCATTTTATAACAGGCTCACATTTTTTAATATGCTTTAATATTAAAAATCAATTCTAGAAATTTGGAAGTTTTTTAAATTTTAGCTTTTGTTGTTCAATAGGTTCTCCGCGTTGAACTTCTTGTAATTGTGCGTATGCATGATCCGGATCAGTAATTCCTAAATTTCTGAGAAAATTGATGATATCATCCTCCTTTTCCTTCTTCTTTTTAACAGTGTGGCGCTCCTTACTTTCTATAATGATAGCTTGGCCATTATACTTTACACCTGTTTGATCTTTAGACTTTAAGTAACTAGTAATCGATTCCTCTAGTTCTTTGACACGTGATCTGAGTTGTTTGTTACGCATATTGTTACGTGCAATTTCTTTACGTAACATGTTGATCTCATTAACGTATTCTTTAATGGACATTTTATTTAATATTTAAAATTACACTCTTTAAATTTACGAATCTTTTCTCTTATTAATATAATAAAGATGTCATATCCTATTCAACGTTGGGACGTTTTATCCGGTAATAATGTAACAAAAGTGCCGGCAATATACCTAGTACCAGATATTCCTTTTATGGAATTTATTAGAAATAACGATTACAAAATCATATGTCAAATTAGTGGTACAAATAGTCAATATGATGGATTGTTTTATGAGGGGTCGGTTTCCCTTAGTGCTGATATGCCTAATTGTAGACCAAATTTCTTTGTTAAAACTGGATTATATATAGTGACCCTAAATGGACAATGGTTTGGTTATCCTTGTGAGTCTAGTTTGGGGTTTGTGACCATATATGGTAGAAATATGTCCGCGGTATCTACTTCTAATGATGATTCAGGGGGCGGTGGTCCAATACCTCAACCACCAAGTCCCAAATCTCCGTTACCAAGTCCCAGATCCCCATCGCCGAGGCCTAGATCCCCATCGCCGAGGCCTAGATCCCCATCACGAAGCCCTCGTCCAACAAATGAGAGTTATAGACGGCGTAAAAATGTTAAATTAAATGGTAGTGGTAGAAATAATCACAGATGTAGTGTAATGTAATAAGTTATAATTAAAAATATTATAACTTATATTATGTTGTAATAAAAATACTATGATTAAGTTATTATTACTATTAGTTATAATATTAACAATAGTATGTTCCTGGTCTTATGGTTTGTTTAGAACACTAGATTTGAAGGAATCACATAATTGCGATCTATCTTTATCATATATTAAGACTGGTAAAATTGTCTTAGGGTTATTGACTGTATTTTCGTTAGTTGTTTTACTAGTTATTAGCATAATTATTTACATGAAAACAGCGCGGGGTTAATATTTATGATAATCATACCTAGAATGCAATATGTTTAAAAAATAATATAGCAATAGTTTACAGTGTCTAGTTATGGTAATATTACCGTTTTTAATATTATGTTCTAAACAGTAGGGTGATATCCAAGTTATACCAGTGGCGTCGTTTTCAATAACATTATTATCTATTGTTAGATTGCATTTTGGATACTCCATATAATAGTATATGGCATTATTGTTGATAATTGTTAATTTTTTAGAGAAATTGTATTGGTTAACATTAATACCTGTTTCCTCCCTAACTTCTCGGATGGCACATTCTTGGTATGTCTCTCCGTTTTGTAGGGTACCTTTGGGTGGTCCCCACAAGTTTCCGTTTGATTGTACTAATAATATTTTATTTGTATGCGGGTCGTATATAAATACGCCGGCTTTACATCTTTTAGATCTGAAGTTGTAGTATTTTTCAGTTTTAACATATGGTTTAATTTTGATTACACAACATTTATTCTCACACAAAAAAGTTTGCATTGAAGTTTATATATATTGAATATAAACTTCTTAAATATCTACAATTAAATGGTGAACATGTAAATTACTTTTCCTACCGATACGTTCGGCCCTTCCTATTATCTGTGTTTGAGTAGAAGATAACATTTTGTGATATAATATTATATCAGTTGTTTCTTGTAAATTTATACCTGCACTGTTAAAATTAGAATTTAAGAATATTACTTTAATTGATCCATTTTTATACATGTCTAAAGTCTGTTTTCTGTTCGAAGCACTACCTTTCAACATCACGAAACTAATCTTATTATCTTCAAGTAGCTGACAGATTGGTCTAAAGGTCTCGTCGTAAGATGAGTATATTATAAATTTACCATCTTTATTGCAAGATATTATATCAATAATTTTTTCCAGTTTTGTAGCTGGTCTTTGTAGTGTATTTGATGATTTTTCTACTGTTTTTGTTACATATACTAAATTTTTAGGATTGATTGTTTGACGACAGGCTGGACAAGTGTTGCTTTTCTTCAACCAATTCAAAAGACAATCTCCGCAAAACATAGTCTGGCAAAATGGTTCTAATAATGGTTTGTTTAACGATTCCATGCATATCATACATGGTTGCTGCAACATATTATCAAAGCGTTCTTCTAAATTCTCTAACTGACGTTCAACTAGATTCTTCTTCTCTGTGTACTCTTTAACTTTATCTGGTTTATTTTTCTCGGTATGGATATTAATTTTTGTATTAATAATGCTAAGTTCCCTTAACTTTTTGGATTTAATAAGGGCAACTACATTATCAGTTTTAGATCCTCCCAGAGCATTAATAACACCCTCGATATACCCTGCTTCTATCATTTGATCTATTAACGGATTCACAAGTCCATTAATAGTTTTAAATAGTGGTTGAAAACAATTATAGTAATGATGTTGGGTTTCTGGTAGTTCAAATGACAATTTGACAAACTCGCTGTTATTTTTAATAATGATATCGTCAAATTGATCTATGGAATCATTTTCACCCAATATAGTTTTCATCATACTGTTTCTACATGGGAAATGTTTACTAATTATAGCATTAGGGGTTGCCGTGACAAACCATATAAACCCAGCTTTAATTTCAGACATACCTGTTA